AGCCGGAGCCGCACCCAATCCGGCAGCACCACCACCCACACAGCTATGGACAACACATTACTCGGACGCTGCATAGTGGCGTATCAAGAAGGGCTCAGCGGTATTGACTACCCGCCGCATACGCAACGCGCGATGCGTGCTGGTGTCGCGGAGGTGCTGCTGCATCTTGCAGCGGAGATCACCGTGCTACGACAACGCGAGCCACGCATGACAGCGCATGAGATCAGCACCTGGCTGGTGCAACAAATCGAGCCGGAGGTGGTGTAGTGAGCGTCAGCTATGAGGAGTTTCTGGAGCGCAAGCTCCACACCGGCGCCGACCACGGCTTTGAGCCGGTCTTCATGCCCGCTCAGCTGTTTGATTTTCAGCAGGCTCTCGTTCAGTGGGCTGTTCGCAAAGGTCGCGCTGCGATCTTTGCTGATTGCGGCCTAGGCAAGACGGCAATGCAGCTGACCTGGGCGCAGAACGTGGCGCAGCACACCGGACGGCCGGTGCTGATCCTGACGCCGCTGGCGGTTGCCGCGCAGACCATCCGCGAGGGTGAGAAGTTCGGCATTGAATGTCACCGGTCAAGCGATGGCAGAGTGTTAGGCCAGATCGTGATCACCAACTATGAACGACTGTCGGCCTTCAATCCTGATGACTTTGCTGGTGTCGTCTGCGATGAATCGAGTATTTTGAAGTCGTTTGATGGCTCACGGCGCAATGAGATTACTGATTTTATGCGCAAGGTGCCGTATCGGCTGCTCGCAACTGCTACCGCTGCGCCCAACGATTTCATTGAGTTAGGTACTAGCAGCGAAGCCCTTGGATACATGGGTCACATGGATATGTTGGCTCGATTCTTTAAGAATGATCAGAACAATCTTACCAGTCGTCGAATGTACGGCGAAGCTCCAAAGTGGCGTTTTAAGGGTCATGCGGAGTTGCCATTTTGGCGTTGGGTTACCAGCTGGGCCAGAGCTTGCCGCAAACCATCTGATCTTGGCTTTGACGATGGTCGATTTGTTCTTCCCGAGTTGATTGAATCTGATCATTTGATTGAAACTCAGACAATTGCCGAGGGAATGCTGTTTGCTATTCCAGCCACGGACCTGCGAGAGCAACGCGCCGAGAAAAAGCGCACCGTCACCGAACGCTGCGAGATGGTTGCCAGTATGGTGACCAATACCAGCCAACCGGCACTGGTGTGGTGCCATCTCAACGAAGAAGGCGATCTGCTGCAAAAGCTAATTCCTGACTCTGTGCAGGTATCCGGCAAAGATAAGGATGCCATAAAAGAGCAAAGGTTAATTGATTTTGCGGAAGGTAACACTCGCGTTTTAATCACTAAGCCAAAGATCGGAGCATGGGGATTGAACTTTCAAATCTGTAATCACATCACCTACTTCCCATCACACAGCTTTGAGCAGTATTATCAATCGGTTCGGCGTTGCTGGCGGTTCGGTCAAAAGCGACCGGTAACGGTTGACATTGTGTTGACCGAAGGTGAGCGCCGAATCATGGAAAACCTAAACCGCAAGCGGCAACAAGCTGAAAAAATGTTCGCTAATCTTGTCGCCGAAATGAACAATTCGCTCAGCATTGAGCGCAAGCAGTACAACACCCAATCAGTGGAGCTCCCGTCATGGCTGTGATCACAGACAACTACGCAATCTACAACGGCGATTGCATTGAAGTAATGCAAGACCTGCCGCGCGAAAGCATTCACTTTTCAATTTACTCACCACCGTTCGCTGGGTTGTATGTCTACAGCTCAAACGAGCGTGACATCAGCAACTGCCGTGACTATGACCAATTCATGGATCATTACGGCTTTGTGATTCAAGAACTGCACAGATTAACATTGCCGGGAAGGTTAACAGCTGTGCATTGCACTGACATACCAACCGGCAACAGCGGTCAAGATGAGTTGTTGGATTTACCCGGCAAGATTATCGAGCTGCATCAAAAGCTAGGTTGGCATTTTGTAGCACGTCACACTATTTGGAAAGAGCCACTGTGGGTGCGGAATCGAACAATGGTTAAGAATCTTGCGCACAAAACAATCGTTGACGATGCTGCCTATGCCGGTGTTGCGTCTGCTGATTACTTGCTTGTATTTCGCCGCAGTGGCATCAATCCAATAGCCATTGCCAACCCTTCCGGACTTGATCACTACGCAGGAGAATGCCCAATTCCGCAAGAGTTGCACAGTTATCGCAACTGGAAAGGCAAACAAACCGAGAACAGGTTTAGCCATTGGATTTGGCGCCGATACGCATCATCAATCTGGGATGACATCAACATGGGTCGAGTGCTGCCTTTCAGAGATGGCAAGGATCCTGATGATGAAAAGCACGTGCATCCGCTGCAGTTGGATGTAATAGATCGAGCCATCTGCTTGCGATCCAATCCAGGCGAGACGGTGCTGACTCCTTTTATGGGCGTTGGATCCGAGGTTTATGGTGCCGTATCACTCGGTCGCCGCGGCATTGGTATTGAGCTGAAAGAAAGCTATTACAAGCAAGCGATCAAAAACATGGAGATTGCGGTTGAATCAACCCGCGAACCAGGTCAAGTAGAACTTGCGGGGCTTGATGACCTATGACCATCCAACTCCGTTCATACCAGCAAAAAATGGTCGATGAAATACGAGTACAATACCAACTTGGCAAGAAATCCGTTCTTGCTGTATTGAGCACCGGTGGTGGGAAAACTTGCATTTTCAGCCACATCGCGCAATCTGCTGCTAAGCGCGGCAACCGCGTTTGTATCCTGGTCCATCGCGCTGAGCTACTGGAACAAGCCAGCAATAGCCTTCGGCGGATGGGTGTGCGGCATGGCTTGATCGCTGCCAATCGCAGCATGGATCTGAGCCATGCGGTGCAGGTAGCAAGCGTGCAAACATTGGCGCGCAGGCTGCATAAGTTTCCGCGTGATTTCTTTCAGCTGCTGGTAGTTGATGAAGCGCATCACTCTAATGCAGGCACCTGGGCGAAAGTAATCAGCCACTTTGCCTCAGCCAAGTTATTGGGTGTTACTGCAACTCCGATTCGTGGCGACGGCCGCGGCCTCGGTGAATGGTATGAGTCGATGGTGGAAGGTCCATCATCTAAGTGGTTGACCGATAACGGCTTCTTGGCCAGCGCTCGTGTGCTGGCACCGCCTGGGTTCGATGCAAGCGGACTGCGCAAGCGGATGGGTGATTTTGACGCTAAACAAGCTGAGCAACGTGTGAGCACAATCATGGGCGATTGCTGCAGTCATTACAAGAAACACCTAAGCGGCAGGACTGCGATTGCGTTTTGCTGCTCGGTTGCTCATGCCGAAGCCGTGGCGGCATTGTTCATCAGTCAAGGCATCGCTGCCGCCAGTATTGATGGCAGCATGAGCAATGACTGCAGGCGAGATCTACTGCAGGCGCTGGAGTCTGGCCGGTTGAAGGTACTGACCAGCTGTGCGCTTATCGGCGAAGGCGTGGATGTTCCATCTGTTGGTGGTTGTATCTTGCTGCGGCCAACGCAATCGGTGAGCTTGCATCTGCAGATGATCGGTCGTTGCCTCAGGCCAGCACCAGGCAAACCACCTGCGGTGGTACTTGATCACGTCGGCAACACGCTCAGGCTTGGCCATCACCTTGAGGAGCGCGAGTGGAGCTTGGATGGCGTGAAGAAACGCGACCGCGAAGCAGCGCCATCGGTGAAGGTGTGCCCGAAGTGCTTTGCGGCAATGGCCAGCCGGGTGAGCAAATGCGAGGAATGCGGCCATGAGTTCACGCCAGAACGCCGCGAGCTGGAGACAGTCGACGGTGAACTGGTGGAGCTGCAGCAACGCGAGCGCCGCCGGGAGCAGGGCTCAGCGCAGTCGCATGGGGAGCTGACCGCATTGGGCCGCAAGCGTGGCTACAAGAATCCTGCCGCATGGGCGCGATACGTCATCGCCGCACGGCAAACCAAAGGGCAGGTGACGCATCGCAAACCGGCACGCAACACGGCGCAACACGATGGCCAGCTGCAATAATTACTTCACTCCAAACCAGTCACCGCTCAACAAGATCATG